ATGATAGGCATAGCCAGGGACTCACAGCAAGTACAGCCGGTTAGTATCAATGTGCCGGTCTCTGGCACGGATGGTCTAGTCTATGAAGATTGCAGGGTGCTAGGAGCCTCCACAAGCCCCGAAGAGGCGTTCATTGCTGAATCATGGGCAGATAGACTTGGTGATGCTTTGCTAAGCCTAGATGACGATTCCCGCTATTTGCTGGTTAGGCGCTTTGGTCTTGATGGTAGTAAGCCGGAGACTCTGCGGACAATAGCCAGTCGGTACAAGACACCCGTTACTGTCATCGAGGCGCAGATAGAATCAGCCTTAGCAAGCATCCGTGGGCGGTACGAAGTGGAAGACCTGACTTGAAGCATCTAGAAGACCGTGAGCAGATAGCCTTGATTACTTGGGTACGCCTGATGTCGGCTAAACATCCTGAACTGTCTACCATCTACCATTGCCCTAACGGTGGGCATCGAGACATCAGGACAGCTGCAAAGTTCAAAGCCATGGGTGTCAAGGCGGGTGTGTGGGATATCTTCCTACCGGTTCCTACTCCCGGTCTTTTCATCGAGATGAAGGCTGGTAAAGGGCGGCTTACGCCGGGGCAGGTTTCCTTCCGGGATGCGCTCCAGCCGCACGGCTACACCTTCATTGTTGCGTATAGTTGGCACGATGCCGCCAAGGCGATAGCGGATCATGTGGGGTTCACCTTTGATGTATAATGTGGGTAACCTTTCCTGTGGTTATGGACTTTGTCCGCCCTCGGAGTAGCTACCGAGGGTTCCACGGAAGGTAATACACAGGAAATTAGGTAACCCCATGGCACTCCCTGCCACGGATGCGGGTCAGGCTATCGCCTTTCTCCGGCATCTATTCAAACCGTACTCTGACGGCTTTATTGAAATCAGACCTTTGTCTAAGGTCAAACCCCACGCTAACCGGACTACTTACAGGCTGCCACATTGCCTAAAGGGCGAGGAAGGGCAAGCCCTAACGCAGCACATCATGAGCCTTGCAATGCGTGGCTATGATGTGTACTGCGGGGTATGCCCAAGGGTTGCACCTCCGGGGCCAGGGCGTAAGCTTGGTAAAGATAGCATCGAGCAGGTTGGTTCCGTTTGGATTGACCTTGATGCAAAAGTACCCGGCAGTAGTCAAGATTTACTTGACGGCTGCGACATCGTGATTCACACCGGTAACGGTTGGCATGGGTACGTAATGCTTCCTGCGGTTGCCAACTGCCGCAACACCAAAGACCGTACAGCCATCGAGGCAAAGATACGCTCTTGGCAAAACAGCATCATTCTAGGCACCGACCCGGTGGGCAATGTTGATCGCATTATGCGTATCCCCGGTACGTTGAACTGGAAGAATCCCGATGAACCCAAGGCGGTAACTTTGCTCAAGGGTGGCGCTATGCGTCCAACCCACAAGGAATCCTTGATTGTTCGGCACCTAAAAGATGGCAGGTTAGATGCCCTGCTGGCTTCCGCAAAGCAAGGGCAACTAGGCAGAGCGGTGCCGCGTATCCGCCATGCAAGCGGTAGGATAACCGACCTACTGGATGTGTTCTTCCTTGAAGCTGAGGAAGCGTGTCAAGCGTTTGAAAGCAACACCGCTTGGGAATATCGATTAGACATTGTCCGTGCCGACCTGCCGGAAATTATGGAGTATTACTTTGGATCCTAAAATCACATCTATCTGGGACATCCCAGACTTTCCCGACCCTAAGCCGGAGCGGAAGCAACGTGAACCGGGTGAGCCGTCAGGTGATGGCACGATGGCGAAACTCTACACGCGGCACCCAGAGGGCGGCGGCCCTTACGGTGGGCGTGATAACGCTTTGACGGCTTACATTGGATACCTCCGTAGTACCGGCATAGATTACGATTCAGCGTACCCAGCGGCGCTTGCTTGGAATTTGCAGTGGTGTGATCCGCCGATGGATGAGCCAGACGTAGCCGTCAAAGCCGGGCGGGCTTGGTCTGATTGGCCAGAGTCAGACCGGGAACCGCTAACCCCTGCGATGCTTCGGGAGCAGCTCGCGATAAAGGTTGCACCCGAACCAGAGCTAGAGATTTGGAACTGGTGGCGATTCAAGGAAGAGGGGCAAAACTGCCCAGAGCAAGAATGGTTAGCCGAGAATGTGATTATTCACAAAGGGCTACACTTCATCGCTGCCGCATCGGGTTCAGGTAAATCGTGGCTTGGTATTGACCTTGCGATTGCTTGCGCTTCAGGTAGGCCGTGGTGCAACTTCATTGAGACAACCCCGGCTAAGGTTCTCTACATCAATGAGGAAATCAACCTAAAGCAATTCTGGGGGCGGTTCTGCATGATGCACAATACCGACCTGCCAAACCTGCATATCATCCAGAAAAAGAATACCAAGGTAGACAAGCGGTACCACGTTGACGCGCTCGTGAAGTACATCAAAGACAACGACATCCAGCTAGTGGTTGTCGATACTTTCGTACGTGTTCACGGCATGGATGAAAACGACAACGGAGCGGTAGCCAAACTCTATGATCGCTTCCAGGAACTGATTGATGCAGGGGCTGCGGTAGTCATTCTTCACCATAACAAGAAGTTAGCACCGGGAACGGCTATCACTCAGGACACCATGCGGGGAGCCTCTGATTTGGCCGCACAGGCCGACATGGTGCTATCTATTAACCACGATATAGAAGCCAAGACGTATGACGTCCGTACGGTCAAACATAGGCACATTGGGGAAGATGACTGGGTTCACTTTGTGTACAGACTCAACACCGATGAACCGGGGCAGATAGCACTACAGCAAATCACAACGGCTGGAAGCGAGACGGAGGTATTAGATCGGGTTGCTCAGTATGTGGCAGACAGTCCTGGCAAAACCAAAAGCGGTATCTGTGATGGGCTGAAAAAGAATAGAAATCTAGTCTGGGAAACCATTGATGAGGCAGTGGAATTGCAGCTGATTGAGTGCCGTAGTAAGCGGTATTACAAGCGGTAAAAAGTGTATCGAAAAACTGTATCCCCTTAAGAATATAAATAGATACACTTTTGAAATACCCCCCCTTCCTAGAACCTACCCCCCCAGCCCGAAGAGAGGGCTGGTAGGGGGAACGAAAGGGCAAACCGTGTACCCGGCGCAAAGGCGCCGGTACAGGTATTGCCAAGAAAGAATAGAAGAAAAAGAGTGTTTGACAATATCCACTGTGTGGGTATATAGTTTGTGTGTTGGTGATGGATGTGAAAATGCTCGCAAGGGCGGCCCCAGTGGTTCCGGTAAAGACCTTTTCATCACCGACATATCAAAGAGCCAGTGGCTCAAGGAGTTTGATAATGGGATTCTTTGCACAGCATGGGAAGTATTCGGAAGGTAGCGGGAAGAAATTCTCCGTTGCCGAGCAGGGCATTTATATTTGCGCCCTCATTGATTGCGAAGCGGTACAGGGTAAGAGCTTCGACGATCCAAACGTTCTCGAACCAAACTTTAAGTGGGTGTTTGAGACCACGGAAGTCGGTGACGATGACGGCCAGCCGTTCCGCTTCATTCAGTACACCAAGACCTACTACGGCAACGAGAAAGCGAAACTGACAATCCTGCTCGATGGCATGGTTGGACGGATGACTAACGCGCAGTTTGCCGCACTTGACATTGAAGCGCTCAAAGGCAAGTCATGGCAAGTGGTCGTAGGCACCCGCCAAAAGATGAACGGTGAACTTACCAATGTCATCGAGACAGTCAAGCCTGTAAAGGTTGCAGCTACAAAGCCCCTCAAAAAGGCCGTAGTCGTAACGGATGACATCGCGGATCCGTTCGGCGAAGACTAGTGCAACAGCACTACCGCACTACAAAAATCCAAGCCCTCAGCGTCATCGATGACTGGGGGTTGGACTTTGCAACAGGTAACGTGGTCAAGTACCTGCAGCGTTGCCCACACAAGGGGACGGCTAACGCTGACAGCATCAAGGCTCTTTGGTACATGGCATATGCCGCTACCAAGGACACCGCTTACGCTGATCGGATAGCCAGGGAAGCCGAGGAGATAAATAAATGAGAACGACATTCCAAGTAGAGCTGAGTGCATATAGAGGCGATGAGGATGAGTCATGGCGTTTAGGTCGGCTTGAAGATTGGATGAGTTGGTACGCCTTCAAGATTGGTAATCCAATGCACTGTGTACACTCATCTATACATTCGGTACATGATCACAAGGGTTGTTTTACTATTACGTTTAGTCAAAAACCAACGCAACCAATGATGGATTGTGCTACATGGGCTTATTCAGAATTAGGTGAAGTTGAAGAAATTCAATTTCAGTACGTTGAAACTGTTGTAAACATAGTCAAGGTTGAGGCTAACCATGGCACTAGCATTTAGTTTAGAAGAAAAGAAAGAACGCATCCGGCAAGCGATGGAAGTCTACTCAACCACCGGGACATGGTCTAAAGCCGACAACATCGTTCGGCGGCAGAGCGTCGAGAAGTGGGTACGAGACCCTGAGCTGCTGGCATATGCCACAAGCCTTGGATACCAGCAGATGTGTACCGATGAGGTAGCAGGGTTTGCACCCGTAACGGCACACTACACCGCTCGTATCGCTTTCTCTGGTGCCTTGGTGCATATGAGGGATGGCAAGTACGTTTGCCGGGATGGCGCAAGAATCCATTATGCCGTACAGCACGGTCAGATGGTGATGTACAAGCTCGACGGTGCTGGGAACCGGCACCATGCCGGGGTTGCTTACTTTAGAGGTGCTGACATACTCGCTAACGATTGGATGATAATCAGATGAGATTTGATGAAGTCATCAAAGCACTTAGTGAAGGCAAACCAGTAAGGCGTACTTCATGGGACGAAGATTACTTTGTTTACTATGGAGTGCATTATGGACAGTTGATTGAACAATACGCTAGCGATGATTACGGAAAGACATGTGCATTTAGTCCGTTTGACATGTTGGATTTTTTAGCAGATGATTGGGAAATTCTTAATTGGGATAGGGGAGATAAAAAATGAGATTTGGAGAAGTGATTCAAGCCTTGATGGCTGGTGGCGGTAATGCCGTATGGCGCGGTGAGTGGGGAGGAGCCGTATTCTTGCGGTACTCCGAAGTGTGGAATATCTTTGAACTTCACGGGCCACAGAAACGGGTAACGCAACTTGAAGAGTTGAGCCTGTCTCCTGGTGATTTGTTTGCTAACGACTGGGCAGTAGTTGTACTGGATCCACGAACCGGGGAGGTTTCCAAATGATACCTTTTGCGCTTGGTGCTTTGGTGGGGGCTGGATGCGTAGCGATAGGGTCGGAAATCTATACACGCTGGCTGTATGCTGATGTCAAGAAACGGGCTAAAGCACAGGGTATGAGTAAAGATAAGCTGCGCGCGGCTATGCTCTGGGCTACCAGCGCGGAAATCAGGAAGAATCTTGATGAGTAGAGTAATCAATAAGGAGATTGAGCAGGTCGCTATTGACCTGCTCAAGCATCATCCACGCAACGCTAACAACGGCGATGTGGAAGCCATCAAGAAGTCCTTAGCCGTCAATGGCTGGTATGGCTCTGTGGTGGCTAACCTGAGCACAAAGCACATCCTAGCGGGAAATCATCGGGTGATGGCTGCCAAGGCTCTAGGATGGGAAACCGTACCTGTTCAGTGGGTTGACGTTACACCGGAAGAAGAGCTGCGCATTCTTGTCGTTGACAACCGCACTACCCGTATCGGGCAAGATGACACAACCAAGATAACCGACATTCTGGCTGAGCTTGCGAATACGCCTATCGGCTTGGATGGTACAGGGTATGGCGCAGCTGACCTTGATGCTTTGATTGACAGCCTTACGCCACCAGATGACAACGAATGGGCAGATGGGTTTGACAAAGTGCCGGAAGAAGACCGTGAGCCTATCCGGCAGATGACTTTTATAGTTCACGATGAACAGTGCGAGACAATCAACAATGCAATTGATCGGGCTAAAGGTGAAATGCAAGAACATCCTGACAATACAAACTGTAACGGCAACGCTATTGCCCATATCGCTGAGGTCTACCTAAGTGGACGTTAAGGACATCACGCTAAAGCCACTTGATTCTAAAACAGCTAACGCTTTTGTCTGCAAGAATCATTACAGTGGCAAAGTAACGCAAAATAGCCAACTGCATATTGGGGCTTATTATGCTGGTGCCTTGCATGGCGTGATGCAGTTTGGCCCAAGCATTGACAAGCACAAAACATCAAACCTTGTTACCGGCACTGGCTTTCATAACTTCTTAGAACTTAACCGCATGGCGTTTGATGAGGTATTGCCAAGAAACGCAGAATCTAGATGCCTGGCGATAGCGTGCAAACTAATCAAAAAACACGCTCCGCAAGTAAAGTGGATTATTTCTTTTGCTGATGGCTGCCAATGCGGAGACGGAACAATCTATCGGGCTGCTGGCTTTTTACTTACAGCAGTCAAGCAAAACAAGACAATGCTATTGATGCCAGACGGTTCTGTACTTGCAGACAAAGCACTAAATAATCATCCGGTATATAACTCCACGTATTGGAAAGCACGAGGTGCAAAGCCTATAGCGGGCTACATGATGCGGTACGTCAAGTTTATAGATCTAGAATGGACATCACGGCTAACGGTTCCGGTGTTACCGTATACTGAAATCGCACGCCTTGGTGCCTCCATGTATAAAGGTAAAACGTGCGTATCAAGCATTGATAGTGATGCGTCTGGCTTCCAGCCAGAAGAAGGCAGTGCAAGTCTGACCGATACGCTCCGGGAGGACAACCATGGCAGGTAGACCAACTAAGTATAACGAAGAGGTTGTACAGCGGATCACACAGGCACTAAGGGCAGGTAATACTCGCCGGGCTTCTTGTGCTTATGCCGGTATCTCACAAGACACCCTAGCCAACTGGCTAAAATCTAATTCGCATTTTGCGGACGCTATAGAAAAAGCAGAGGGTGATGCCGAGGTACGCAACGTGGCTATCATTCAAAAGGCAGCTGATAGCACTTGGCAGGCGGCGGCGTGGTGGCTTGAACGCAAGCACAAAGCCGACTGGTCATCTAGGGTAGAGCAGACCGGCGCAGACGGTAGCCCGGTCAAGGTGATCGTGGAGTACGCGGATAAGCCTGGTGCATGAGCTTCACCACGGCAACTGTATTGACATCCTACGAACCATGCCGGATTGCTCGGTTGATGCTGTTGTAACAGATCCGCCGTACGGCTTATCCTTTATGGGCAAGCGGTGGGATTATGACGTTCCATCAACTGAGATATGGGCTGAATGCTTGCGAGTGCTAAAGCCTGGCGGTTACCTGCTGGCGTTTGCCGGTACTAGGACACAACACCGCATGGCGGTACGCATTGAAGATGCCGGGTTTGAGATTCGGGATATGTTAGCGTGGATGTACGGTAGCGGGTTCCCAAAGTCTCACAATGTGAGTAAAGGATTTGACAGGGAGGCAGGGATTCTCAAACCGGAATTCAAGGCCTTCACCGTAGCCGGATCAAGTCACAATGCAAACATCAGTAAGACTATTCCTACAAAAGGTTATGTGCCTCCAGCCCCTGCCACGGATGCGGCTAAACAATGGCAGGGCTGGGGTACAGCACTAAAGCCAGCCATGGAGCCTATCACGATGGCACGGAAGCCCTTCAAAGCCACGGTAGCGCAGAACGTGCAGGAGTGGGGTACAGGCGCAATCAACATTGACGGTTGCCGGATTGGTGAAGAGGTAAGATTCAATCCACCCACACATAAATCAAAAACTAATGCACTTGGTAGTTTTGCAATGTGTGATGGTATCGGCTCAACTGTTGATGGCCGCTGGCCTGCTAACGTGTTGCACGATGGTAGCCCTGACGTTGTTAGAACAATAGGTGAAGATTCTAGATTTTTCTATTGTTCAAAATCAAGTAGTGAAGACCGAAACGATGGGTGCGATAACAACCACCCGACCGTAAAGCCTACAGACCTCATGCGCTACCTGTGCCGCATGGTTACACCTACCGGCGGTATTGTGCTTGACCCCTTCACCGGATCAGGTAGCACCGGGCGCGGTGCAGTGCTTGAAGGATTCCGGTTCATCGGTTGCGAGATGGATGCAGACTACATCGAGATAGCGAAAGCCCGTATCCTTGCAGCTGAGAAAGCGTACCAGCCTTGCCTGACATTCGACTAGTCTTACCTCGACCTCATGAAGCCCAGCAGGTGATTCTGCGGGAAGCCAAGCGGTACAACGTGCTTGCTTGCGGGAGACGCTTTGGTAAGACAACGCTGGGCGGTAATCTTTTATCTGACCCGGTGCTGATTGACGGTCTACCCTGTGCTTGGTTTGCCCCTACCTACAGGCTCCTAGAAGAGGCATACGCCGATCATAAGCGTATCTATGCTCCGGTTATCCGGCGAGCTGTACAAAGCCCCGCACCGCGCATCGAGCTTATAACCGGGGCAGCCATCGATTACTGGACTTTAGACGATCCAAGCACCGTAGCCCGTGGTCGTAAGTACAAGCGGGTCATCATTGATGAGGCAGCCATGGCTAGGCATCTAGAGCAAGCCTGGACTGAAGCCATCCGCCCAACGCTAACAGACTTCAAGGGGGACGCTTTCTTTCTCAGCACTCCTAAAGGCTCTAACTACTTCCGCACCCTCTACAACCAAGCCGCTACGGATGCCGACTGGATGTCTTGGCAAATGCCAACCACGGCTAACCCGTGGATAGATCCGGAGGAGGTAGGCAAGGCTGGTGAGTCCTTGCCGAGCATCGCGTTTCAACAGGAGTATTTGGCTCAGTTCGTAGATGCGGCGGGAGCGCGTATCAAGCGGGAGTGGCTACGGTACGGTGATTGCCCTGAAGGCTTACCCACCTACATCGGGGTTGACTTGGCTATATCAACCAAGAGTGAAGCAGACTATACCGGCGTGGCTGTTGTCTCCCGTGGTGACGATGGGACAATCTACGTTAGAGACATCAACCGTACCCGCGCGGACTTTGCTTCCGTGCTACGGTTCATCGAGGCCATGGCGGCTAAGTGGAATCCAAGCATGATCGGCATCGAGCAGGTACAGTATCAAGCCGCTGTCGTTCAGGAGCTGCTAAGGCGTACGAAACTTCCTATCCGGGGGATACGCCCAGACCGTGACAAAGTGACCCGCTTTGCCCCTCTGGAGGCACGGTACGAGCAATCACAGGTTATGCACTGCCAAGGGCTCCCGGCTTACTTTGAGGATGAGCTGCTATCCTTCCCGGTTGGTCGGCATGATGACGTGGTAGATGCCCTGGCGTATGCTTGGCAGGTGTGCGGATCTAAGCGAAGTTGGGGAGCCGTCTAAAAAATATATCTCTATACCCTTGACGTGTATATACCTACAGTGTATATTGTTGACATCAAGCAGGGAGATAGAACAATGGAACTTATTACACGGTTGGTTGAGGCAGGCGGCAAGGAGTGGACGGGCGGAACGAATCACCGGGTTTACTTCAAGCCACAACACATTCTTGGTCTTGAAGTTGAATGCTACAAAACCGGCTCACTCCGTAACGTGACATTGAACGGCGAGCGCATCAGCAACAGCAAGGCTGGACGCATCATCAACGCAAAGTTGTATGTCAATGTTTCAACTGGCGAAGTTGTTACCGACCTTGAACCAGAGTTTGCTAAGATGGCCCGCATCGCTATATCAACAATCTAAACCGCCAACCGCCACAGGCCCCCGCAAGGGGGCTTTTTCTTTTTGTGGGATACTGAAGACATGGGTATCTTTGACCGCTTCTTAGGCCGTAAAGCCGCAGCCAACCCGACACAGGCACTACCGCTGCCACTCAGCCAGTCTAGGGACATCTACCTAACCGGTTACGGCTCTGGTCAGCTGCAAACACTCCTGCGCCGGGCGCTCCCTGGAAGTACTAAGGACTGGGCTAGAGTAGCCGGTGACCTTGGGCTAAATGGCGTGGTTGCTAGTGCCATTGACTGGTACGTTAGGAACTACCCACAGGCCACGCCGCGCTACTACCGACCGGTAGACAGCCAGCAGGCAGAGCCGGTAGAAGACCACCCGGTATTGCAGCTCATGGCGCAGCCTGATCCGATGATTATGGGGTCTTTATTCTGGGGCTGGTGCATCCAAGATTACAAACTATTCGGGAACACGTACCTGAGAAAGATTCGCTCTTCCACCCGTGGCACGGTTACCGCCTTGCAGTTTCTGCCGCAGGACATGGTTAGACCGGTAGGCAACGGCGTAAACCCGCTAACCCACTACATCTACACCACGGATGGCCGCTCTTTTGACATCCCGGTAAGTGACATCATCCACATCCGGTACGGCAGAGACCCAAGCGATATCCGGATTGGCCGTGCGCCGCTTACCGCTGTACTGCGGGAGATAGCAACCGATAACACCGCATCCACAACCGCTTACGGACTCTTGGCAAACGGCGCTATGCCTTCATTGATTGTCGGGCCTGATGCCAAAGAGACATCGGTAGACATGAGCATGGATGACGCGAGACAGGTAAAGCGCCAACTGCATGAAGACCTTACCGGGGACGGTAGCGGCGGCATCGTGGTTATGACCGGTGCCTACAAGATGGATAGGGTATCGTTGACTCCTTCCGAGCTTGCTCTGGATTCTGTGAGACGCGTACCGGAGGAGCGTATCTGTTCAGCCCTTGGCATCAACCCTATGGTCTTAGGGCTTGGAAGTGGCTTAGAGCGGTCTACCTACAGCAATTATGAGAGGGCGCAACAGGCGGCTTGGGAAGATGGCATGGTGCCTTTGCTCCGTACACTTGCTGACGCTATCACCGCTGATCTGCTGCCGGAATATCCTGAGACCCAGCAGGGTGATTACGTTATGTACGACCTTGAAACCGTGCGGGCGCTTGCCGATGATATGCAAGCGGAAGCCACACGGGCAGAGCGCCTGTACAAGTCTGGCATCATTGATCGGGCTGAAGCCAAGCGCATAGCAGGCCTTGAAGCCGTGCCTGAAGATACCGGCGTACTGCATCCATCCGCCATCAGCGTACAGGTTGGCACGAGTGCATCGCTGGCAGAGACAACCAACGCGGCAGGTATCTTGATTCGGTCTGGTTACGATCCGGGTAGCGTTACTAACTTCCTGAACCTCCCAGTGCAGCACACGGGAGCCGCACCGGTTACCCTGCGGGATGAAGCCAAAGCGTACGAGATGAAGTTTGTACCGAACGCTGGCATGGTCGAAGCCGCGCAACGGGCTCTTGACTGGAAAGCTGAAGGCTTTGATGGCGGGACACGCATAGGGCTTGCAAGGGCTAACCAGATTGTCAACGGTGAGAAACTTTCCGAAGACACGATACTGCGGATGTACTCTTTCTTTGCTCGGCATGAGGTAGACAAGCAAGCCGAAGGCTTCAATGCTGGTGAGGAAGGGTTTCCTTCCCCCGGCAGAGTAGCCTGGGACTTGTGGGGCGGTGATGCCGGGTACCGCTGGTCAACATCCAAGCGTGACCAGATGCAGGGTGAAGAGTCCAAGTCTACCGATTGTTGCACTCCGGGGGTAGTGTATAAGAGCCACCCTTTTTACGGGTATTCGCTGGAGGCAATCTCAAGCGAGTAGACAGCGGCACGGGCAGAATCTATGCCGCATCCCAGAAGTACCGGAATGACCTTTTGGAGCGTGAAGGCGTAGCCATCAGCCGTATGCAACGCGCATACAAAGCGGCAACCAAGGCCAGCATCGATGAGCTTGAAGCGCTGGAGGGACGGATAGCCGAGCGTGAAGCAAACGGCGAACCGCCATCGGAAACCATACTCTGGATGCGACAGCGGATCATAGATAACATCGAAG